GAAACCGGTAATGGCTTCCGTCAAGTCCAGTGCACCGTTCCTGCCGGGGATGGTCACGGTACTTTTCCGGACGGACGGCGTACCAAGGTCCACACCCAACAGTTTCAGCCCAAAATCGCCCATTTTATACTTTCCGATCTGTACATCCATCAGCTTTTCCTCCTCTGCCGGTTCCGTATTGTGTTCATGTTTTCATTGACGTATGGTGTGACCGCCTTGCCCACCGTCCTTCCATCCAGGTCGACCGTGGTATGGATCTCAGCCTGTAACTGCACCGGCTGATTATTTGCCAGGCTGATCTGTGGTGATGACACGTTGACCGTCGGGCTTGCACCCATGGATTCCAGGCTTGCAATTGTGTTCTGCATCCTTTCCACTTCTGCCATGACTGCCTGCATTTCCGCCTGGGTGCCCTGCTCGATTTTCTTCCTGGCTTTTTCATATTCTTTTGTTTCCCGGTATACCTGCCATTCTTTTTCTTCCTTTTTGTTTTTGGCAGTCGTTTTCTTTTTCTTTGCTGATGTCTTGCCCGAAGCTGCAGTTCCAGTGCCCTTTGCCTCTGCTGTCGTTTTGCTGCCTTCTGCTTTTTTGCCGTCTTTTCCAAGCCCAAACGCTTTTTTAAACGCTTCGATCATATCCTTTGCAATGCCCCGCATGGATTTTTTCAGCGTTTCTTTTTCGCCATTCAGACTCTTGATCAGGCTCTTGGCGATCTTCTTTCCGGCTTCTTCGGCTGCTTCCTGTGCGGTTTTGGCTGCCTCTTCCACTTCTTTCGTCCATCCGGCTTTTACATCTGTCAGACGCTGTTCGAAAAATTCCTTGCTGTAGGTTTCGGACGAACCCTGCAGCTGTTCCCATTTCTTCTTGTACGCCGCCAGTTCTTCCGCTGACATTGCATTCAGGTGCTCCACGAAGTTGTCTGCCTCGTTCAGATCCATGCCAAGGATCTGGTCCATCAGGCTTTCCGGTATCTTGTCCTTGAGCTTTTTCAGACCTTCCTGATACCGCTCGACTTGTGTCAGCTGGGTGTCCAGGTCGTACATATTGGCCGGATCCGACATTTTCTTCTTCATGTCGTCCCGAAAAGAAATGATCCGATCGTAAGCCTTCTGGTACTTTTCTGCGATCTCGTCCAGCTTCTTGTCTAAGTCGTCTTCGATCTTACTGTAAGCTTTCTCTGTCCCTTCTTTCAGGGCATCCATGAACGTTGATGTGTATTTATTGGCATAGTTCTTGATTTTTTTGGCGTTCTTCCGGAACTTTTTTGCTTCTTCCTGGAGCTTTTTCTTCTGCGTTGCATCCGTGGTGTTGCCCGCCTCTGTTTTCTTGTCTTCGGCCAGTTTTTCGTATTTTTTTACAACTTTATCCACATAGCCGTCAATCTTGTTATCCAGCTTGGAAACCAGGAGCTCCTGACGCTTGTCAAGCCCGCTGGTGATGGATTCCATGATCGCAGACGCCGCATCGGAATAACCGCCCTTTGCCGCATCCACTTCACCGGCTGCCTTGACAGCTTCCTCGGACATCTTCTTCATGGTTTTTTTCAGCTTCGGGACTTCGGCTTCAATGCCCTTGATCACACCTCCGACGATGTGTTTACCGATCTCGTCCTTGAAAACCTTGGACGGGGAATGGATGCCAAGTGTATCCTTTGCGGTTTCCAGTGATGAGTCCGCCATAGATCCAACACTGTCATTTACTATTTTTTCACCGCGTTCAATTCCGACTGCGACACCCTCGGCCATGCTAAGTCCGATTTCATCACGCCATACATGAGACGGGCTGTTCTTTTTTATCTTTTTTTCTGCCTCGTTTACAGCTGATTGAAGAACACCGTTTACCGCATTCTGTACAAAAGGTGATCCCCTGTTGATTCCAACTGCAACACCTTCTGACATGCTCTGGCCAATACTTTCGAAAGAACTTCGGTAAGTCCTTGCCGTGTCTGCTGCATTTTTCATGGAATTCCCAGCCGCCTGTGACACCTGCCCGGAATTCTGCTGGATTCCGTCCGCGGTTGCTTTCTGCGACTCTTTTCCGGCTTCCTCTCCGCCTTTCTTGGCCGCCTCCGTGACTTCCTTCTGGCCGGATTCGATCCCGCTTTTCGCCTTTTCCGTATGTTCCTTGCCACTCTTCTCTCCGGCTTCGCCAGCCTTCTGGGCAATCTCCTGCCCTGCATTCTCCCAGTTCGCAGATGCAGTGGCCAGTTCACTCGTAATGCCTTCTGAAAGTTCACCACCAGCCTGTGAAAACGCCGTTGCTGCATCTTGTAATTCATCACTTGTCATCTGGGTGAAGGATTTGACCAGATTTGCACTCTGGGGTCCTAATTTGACCAGGTAATCATATAGTTCTTTGGTCATCCCCTCCCCTGCCCGACCTGCAAGAGCTTTCAGGTTTTGTCCCCACTCTTCTACTCCTTTGGCCTGACTTTCCAGATTCTCTATGATCTTGTCTTTGTCGATCTCTTCGCCTCCGGAAAACTTCTTGAACGCATCCGTTGCACCCTCCAGACTGTTCTGGATGGACGTTTTCATGTCCTCGTAGGCTTGTTTGACCTCGTCAGACATTTCTGTTGCGGAGTCTGATACGCCCTGGTTTGATTCTTCAACAGCGGTTTTATACTCGTAAGCTTTCTCCGCTATTTTGTTGTATCTTTCATCTGCTTCCGAAGTTGTCCCCTGTAAGCCGGCAACGACTTCTTTCTGTTCTTTTATCTGGCCGTTCAGGGCGTTCAGCTGCAATGCATATTTATCGACCGGTTCGCCGGCCGCTGCGTAACTGCTCGCCATTTCCTGCACGGATTCCGTGCCATCCTGTACTGCAGCGTTATGTTCATTGATTTTCTTTACTGCCTGTGACCGTAGGTCGTTGAGCACTTCTTCCGCTTCTGACAGCTGGATCTGTGCCTCTGCCAGATCAGAAGCCGCCTTGTTTGCCTGTTCCTGATAAGCATTTGCAAGTGCCTGCTGCTTCATGGAATCGATCACGGCATCCACTGCGGATTTCTCCCTGTTCAGTGCCCCGGTTGTTTCATCAATGGAAAGTCCAAGCTCCGGCATGGCTCCGTTGAGCTGGTCGACGATCGTGTTCATCTGTGCTTTATCTGAGGCTGTTTTATTTGTTTTATCCGCCAGATCGTAGAGTTTGTCCGCAAGGTTCTGGTAGGTAGCCGCTTCTGTTTTCGCACTTTTGATGCTTTCTTTTCTCTCTTTCGCATGCTCTTCCATGCTGTCTTTCAGCTCATCGTAGGAATCCTTGCACTGATCGATCGCCTTCCGGTTCTTTACTGACTCCGATGTCCGGTCTTTCATGACCGCACCGAATGCAACGGCCGCCGCTGTAAGGGCTGTAAGGGCTACTGCCACCGCACCGACTGGATTCGCAAGGAGTGCTGCTGAAAACTTCGTAAATGCTGTTGTAACCTGCTGAACGACCAGCAAACCGACCAGTGCCGCTGCCAGCACTGCAAGGGCTGCCGCCAGTGCCGTGACTGCCGCCACAACTTCCGGGTGTTCCTTGACAAACTCCGTTGCCCATTCCATCGCATCTGCCCCGCTCTGCTGGAGTTCCATCAGCACCGGTGCAAGCTCATCCCCGATCGCTATCTTCAGGTTCTCGGTGGCGTTCTGGAAACGCTGCTGGGCAAATTCCCCGGTTTCTGACATCTTCTCAAATGCGGTAGTCGCCGCCCCGGTGCTTCCTTCCATCGCCTGCACCAGGCTGTTGTATTTGGACGTTCCGCTGTTCAGGATGGACAGCATACCGACGCCGGCCTCGGAACTCGACCACATGTTGTTGAATGCGGTCGTGTCACCGTCCACGCTGTCGGCCAGTACCTGCAGCACATCTCCAAGTGAATTGCCCTCTGCCATCAATTCCGCGAAAGTCTTGCCGGTCTGCTTCTTGAGCGTTGATCCAACAACGGAACTTGTGCTTCCAAGCTCATTCAGTGCCGCCTTGACGTAGGTCGTTGCCTGTGCGGTCTGCGTACCGTTGGCGGTCAGCAATGCGTAGCTGGCTGCCAGGTCTTCCAGGTTCATGTTGTACGCCGCCGCCAGTGAGATGACCATGCCCATGCTGGCACCTAACTGTGCAACGGATGTTTTTCCTAAGTTCTGTGTCGTGATCAGGACGTCTGAAATCTTCGCTGCATCATCCGCAGACATACCATAGGCATTGATGGCGGTCGTCAGGATGTCCACGGCGGTCGTGGTGTCGGAAAACCCACCGACAGCCAGCTTGTTCGCTGTACCGACAAAATCCACCGCACTTTCGGTCGCTACCGATGCAGAAATGGCCTGGTAGGTCGCTTCTGCCAGTTCCCCGACACTCTTGCCGGTTTCACTGGACAATGCCAGGATCTCGTTCCTCATATCACCGAGCGGCTTCTGCGACTCATCTGCAATCGTGCCAACCTTGGCCATCGCCGTTTCGAACTCCATGCTTGCCTGCGTGCAGCCCATGAGTGCGTCCGTAATCGCCTTCACGGATGCCGTTACCCCGGCAGCTACCAGGGCCTGTGCAAGGGCATCAATGGCTGTACTTGCCTGGTCTGTCCCTTCTTCGAACCCGTCCCCGATGCTGTCGCCTATGTCAGAGGCACTGTCTCCCACGTCTTTTGCCGCATCCGAAACGCTGTCCGCAACGTCCGACATGGCATCCTCTACCGCTTCCGCTGCACTCTCGCCTGCTTCTTCCACAGATTCCACAATGTTGTCCACAGCGTCCTGCACGGACTCTGCGGCATCCTGCCCGGCATCTTCCGCCGCATCTGTGACCGCATCCGCCGCATCTTCTGCTGCGTCCTGCACATCTTCCAGTGCATTTTCCACCTGCTTTGCCGCTTTTTCTGCCTCTTTCCCTGCTTCCTCTGTCGCCTGGGAAACGGCCTGCTCTGCCTGTTTTGCCGCATCCCGTGCATCGGAGGCAGTCTGCTGCGTTGCACCCTTCGCTGCCTGCTCGATCCGCTTTAAGCCTTTCTGAAATCCACTCTCGTCGATCTCAGTGTCAAATCTTAGTGTTCCGTCTGCCATTTCCTGCCTCCCATCTTCTTATCAGTCTCCCCACATCGCAGCCGCGAACAGGTCACCGATCTGTTCCTCATCCCGCTCGTCTTCCAGGGATATTGCCCGCTGGATCTTCTGGATCCGCTGGCGTTCCTGTTTGTCCCTGATCTTTCCGGCATCGATCGAACGGTAGCCGATGCGGGTTTTCGTGCCGGAATCATCCGGCAGGCCTTCCAGCAGCATCTGGAACTTCTGCCAGTGCAGATATTTACAGGCTAGAAGGTCAATGCCGTAATAGTTCTGGAAATCGCTGACGATATACGGTGCATCCTTCTCATAGCTGAACGTCTGCTTTCCACTGCCTTCACGCTCTTTTTCCTTTTCTGCTGACCGGATGCCGGCAATGAAATCCGTGACTGCCTGGACGGCCCCCTGGATGTCCGGCGGAATCTCTTTTTTGTATAACCGCAGGATCAGAAAGAGCCGGCTGCCCGGCTCCCCTGCCTGCTTCACTTCCCCGATCAGCTTCAGCACTGCCCGGAAGTCCGTCTTGACCGGGTACAGGACGCCCCCAACCTCAACGCTTTTCGGCAGTGGTTCATATAATGGGTTCACAGGTCATCAGCCTACGGTCGGCTTTTCCAGGAACGTGCAGCTCTTGCCGTCTGCCGCAACCTTGGCATAGCCCTTGACCGGTTCGGACTTCACGCCGAACGACCCGGAATACTGCAGTGCATCGGTTCCGTCACCGGATGCATCCGGGAGGATGGAGAACTCACGTTTTCTTGCCACGAATTCATCCTCTTTGGTCGCTTCGCCCTTGTCGAAGAAGTCCACGACCACGATGTTCCTGGTCTCCCCGGTCAGCTCGTCATCGTGCACGGATGCGATGTCCATCAGGATCGGGTTGTTCTCGTGCATGTCGAAGTTATAGGACCATGAGGTGCCGTAACCGGTCACGTCGCTGTCGCTGGAATCCTTGTCCACGTACTGGCGTTCATAGGTGGTCGGGTTCTTGGACTCTGATAATGTCGTGAACTTCTCCATGCGGGTGTATTCCGTTGGTTCCTCCCCATTTCCTGCCGGAACGCCGTAGAAGGACACCCTGCCGGTTCTCTTTACTAATTTCGTTTTATTATTTTTTCCTGTCATAATTTAAGCCTCCTGTTCATAAATTAAGCGGCACTCGATACGGTAGGTCGCCAAGTTTGCCTCGGCATCGTACAAGTAACCGCTGTTTAAGGTTTCAACTGCTGTTGCATGTTGTTTTTCGTTTGCCAGTTCTGGAAGTTCCCCATTGTCCGAGGACTCTTCCAGCCACTCCTGAAGCTCCTGGTAGAAGCCGCTGTTCTCGATATTCACCCTGGCGTCCTCGTCATAGACTTCCTTGGAACAGACCGCAAACTGGTACTGTTTCTTTTTCCCGCCATCCACATATTTCTGGATCACCGGGTCACATGGGAGCGGGTCGATGGAATAACTCATCTCCTCCCCCAGGTAATCCACGTTGACCCGGCCGTCATGTAAAAACGGACAGGTCAGGAAGAATGTGCGGATGCTCTCGATGATGCTACTTTCCGCATGCAATTTTACCCGCCTCCTTCTGGATACTGTCCTTGTGCCGGTTCTTCATACGTTCGAACCATTTGGACTGCTTTTTGTGCTCATAGTACTGTCTTCTGGCATATGGTGTGGACTGCACGATCAGACCGGAACCGGTAACCGTGCCAAGCGTTGCCGCTTCCCTCAGTACACCGCTCCGGAACGGTGTTTCCGGTTCCATACGGTCTATACATGTCTGATCCACGTAGGTCTGTGCCCTGGCAAGATTTCCGTTAAGCCTTGCTGCAAGCCCGGCATCCCATTCTAGGCTTGCTGTGAATCCGCCGCTGCCATGTCCGCTGTAACGGACGTCCTGCGGCTGCCGGATCTGGAACGTTTTCCTGGTCTCTGCCATCATGCACCCCCTGTCACCCTGATGTGCGGATTGCCGCCATACCGGTTGTAGTTTGCCGCCGACACCTTGAAATGCTCTGTGCCGGCCAGGTCTTTCGCCGTCTTCATCTGCACGCTGCACTGACCTTTTACCAGGTAATCATCCTTTTTTACCAGGACTGTTATATCTGGTATGCGGACCGTGAAAGTGTCCGCGGTCTTCCTGCCTTCCGTGGTGACGCTGGACTGTTCTGCCTCGTACCACCAGAGTGCCGGGATGTATGTACTATCCCATTCATCCAGACGGGTAACTGGATTATAACGGCGGTGGTAGAGGGTTGCGTCAGTGTTGGTCAGCATCGTCATACACCCCCATATTCAACAGGCCAGTCGGTTCCAGGTACAACGCCGCCGTCTGGTAGATCTTGCCCGCCAGTATCTCCTGGGCGGTTTTGCCGCCCTGTTCCTGCACATACGATACAGAATAGCCGTCTGTGTTTTCTGATGCGACCTCCCTGCCCTGGTGTTCTGCCTTTGCTGCCTGGTCTGCGTACAAAAGGTCACAGCACGCACAGGCGGCATGCTGCACTTCTTCCATGGATCTGTCTGCACGGTCGAACGTGATCCGCCGGATGTGTGCCGACACCGGCACGATCACCCTGCGGAACTGTTCTTCCGTCAGTCCACCGCCATACTGCCCTGTATAGAATGCATAATCGGTATACTGTGTCATAGGCCCGCCCTCTCAGGCTTTGTGTGACACGTAGAAGCCAGCCGCTTTGTTGCGGTAGTAATCCACCAGGCCATACTTGCGGTATTTCAGGATATCGCCGTCTGCATTCGCGTTCAGGCTTGCCGGGATGATGTCGCTCGCAACGTGTTTATCAAATTTGATGATCGCCGGTTTATGGATGATCATGAAGTTGATGTCCTTGCCTTCTTCCGAAATTTTTTCGTAGTAGGTGGAAATGCTTCCCGCTGCCGGGCTTTTGACTGCTTCATAGCTGCTGCCGCTCTGTGTGTAGTAGGTCTTCCCGGATACCACCGAAGAATCCTTCGTCTTTTCGTAAGCTGCCGTGCCTCTTGTGTAATGGCCGGCTTCCTCACCCTCGCTCTTTCCGTCCAGCAGATGGATTGCGGTATAGAATCTGGACTGCGGCACCTTCTTCTTGATGTTGAATGCATTCAGGATCTCACGGGACTTCGTTGTGTCCAGTGCCATGACCCCGTTCATCAGTGTCGGGGTCGCATACAGGATCCTGCCCTCTTCCGGCACTTCGTCCTCATCCATCACGTTCTTTGCCTCGATCAGGGCTTTCAGGAACGCTTCTGCATCCGCCAGGTTCTCCGCTTTCTTTGTGATGCCGTCAAATCCGCAGATGGTCGCAAAAGTAAATGCATCTGCCTCCGGTGCTACCCTGGTTCTCTGCAGCTCTGCTCCTGCCCTCGTAAATGCCAGGTTCATAGACTCCTGGTTGTCCATCGTATCTACTTCCAGTTTGGCACCACGGTCATAATTGAAACGTGCAGTTGCCCATTTCAGTGATACAGCCGCAGAAGTATAACCGGAATTGCGGTCGTAATTTCCCAGTCCTCCGACCTCGATCTGTGGGTATAAGATCTCGCTCACATTTGCTCCGGCACGCATCATGCTCGGATCACTGGTCAGATCTGCGGTCACAGATGCACTTTTGTACACCTCGTCAATGATATCCAGATAGTTTTTTGCTAATTCAATCGTATTCGCCATGTTTCATCTCTCCTTTTCTATTTGCTTTCCGCAGGTGGTAAACCTGCTGCTGCCCTCATGGCAGCCAGTGCCGAGTCCGTTCCGCCGTTCCCGCCGGACGGTCCGACCGGATTCTTGAAAGGTTCATCTGACCCAAACAGATAAGCGTCAGACTCTTTTGCGGCATCCAGTGCTTTCTTGATGTCCGCACTCTGGTCTTTGGATGCCTTAAGGGAATCCATGTCAAGCAGTGCCATGACCGCCTTTGCATTTCTGCCGCCTGCTTCCTTGATCGCAGATCTGACGGAATCTGTAAACACACGTTCCGCTTCCCTTGCGTCATACGTCTCTTTCTGCGTTTTCAGATCGTCCTGGAGCTTTGTGATCTGCCCTTTGAGGTCTGCGACATCCACGCCGTCAAACTCCTTGAGCTTTTCGTTTACCGTATCCAGTGAAGTCTTGTACTCGTCACGCTGGTTCACTGCCTTGTCGTACTCGTTTTTGGTGCGGTAATTTTCCTTCCATGACTTGTCAAAGTCTGCCTTTTTCTCTTCCGGGATCTCCAGACCGTAATCTTTCAGAATCTCATAGATATTTTTCATTGCTTCGTTCCTCCTGAAATGTTTTATTGACCGCTCTTTCAGCGGTGTGGGATATAGCCGGTTAGACCTCCGGCCGGGTAACTGCCCAGTTTTACGCCTTATGGCAGGGCATAAAAATAAGACACATAGCCCTGTGCCTCAAAGGGAGATATCTGGATCACCGCCTTTCTACGGATAACCGTCTGCCGTTGAACTGTAGCGTGTCGCCAATCTGTGCCACTTCATCGCCAATCTTCACCCCCTTCAGTTCTGCGTGTCCGTCTTTGTCCCGGTATAAGAATTTGATTGTCTTGTAATTGATCCGGCTCGCCAGCCAGTTCGGTGCAAGCCTGTCCGCGTCTTTTGTGACTGTGTAGTGTTCAGTCATCGTGTGTAACCTTAAGTCCGAACTCTGGAAGAAAGTTAATCTCGTAATGATACTTATCTACCTCAGCCCCTGAGATATCTTCAACAACATACATGGTGTAATTATTAAGATATACATAATCTTTCTGATATTTCCCTTCTGCTGTTTCAATAATTACTTCCAGTTCGTTGTCTGAATTATTTTTCAGTGCAAACGTTCCGGTCAGTTCAAGCAAAATAGTATCTGTTCGTGCATTCAGAACGGTAAGTTTTCGCGTTACATTGAAGTTATCAGCTTCCTTGGAGATATTTGTACTTACCTGATCCGCTTCTGTGCATCCAGTCATTGTAAAACAACTCACTGCTATCAGTACCAGCAATGCTGCTATTTTTCTTTTCATCACTTATTCCTCCGTATAGCATGTATTTGTCACTTTCTTGTACACATCTTCGTAAAGTTCCTGCTTATCACCGTTGTATGTATACTCTGCATAGATACCATCACCGCTCACCGTAGTAGATACAAGACATTTGTAATTCTGTAAAGTCTTGCAGCTCCATACTACGAATACGTTAGATAAGTCAATTGGCGGCGTTACAGGTGTATCGGCAAAACCATTCTCGTTGTACCAATCAACCAGTTTCTTTTTACAAACGCTTTCAAAATGTGCCATTCCTGTAATAATCATGTTTTCATCCTCGCTTTCTTAATACAGTGTTGATTTATTTAATTCTTCCACCAGTTCCCTCTCACGTTCTGAAAGTTCATAACAGATGGCATCCTCTGCCTGCTTTCTGGCATTTTCTGCTGCCTGCTTTTCTGCATTCTGCTTCCTGGCTGCTGCCTGATCTGACAGCAGAAGCCCTGCCCCGTAAATCTCTTTTTTCATGGCTCTCTGAGCGTCCAAGCTTCGCACAAGCTGGCATTCTTCACGCCTTACCCGGAAATGTACACCGTAACGTGCCATTTTCTGCATCATGGAAGCGGTAACGATATGATCCGGATAATCATACTTTGACAATTTCCGTGCCTTTTCCTGCTTCAGCTTTTCCACTGTATCATTTACCAGCCGGGTCAGCTCCGGTGATGTCTCCGCTACCGTTTCCGGTTCGAAGCTGGTAATAAACGATGTTCTCACAGTTGCCCCGTTTTCGTACACAATCGAACAGTCACACACAATGTGGTTCATTCTGTCCCAGGTAGTCTTGCCGGATAATGCCGTGAGTGACGGGGCAAACAAAAAGAACGGGATGCCCCGTTCCAGATAAAATTCACATATATTTTTCAGGATGGAAAAAGGCGGGTTGTCCACCACCACACATCCCGGCGGATATTCGTCTTTTTCGTAATCGCCGCCCGGCCAGAATGGGCGAATCACGTTCTCAGGATCAATATTGTAACGTTTGCACACCCAGTCCTTTATGACTTCGTATATCTCCGATGGCGTATAGCAGTCGTCTGTCGTTTTCTTCGGTTTGAATTTTTCGACAAATTCTTCGTAAGTTTTGCTTTTTATGTTTCTCACCTCCTTAAAAATGGGTACAAAAATACCACCAGTCGAAAGACCAGTGGTAAATACTTATTTTTCTTAGTTGTCAATAACTTTCACTATATCATCAATAGTTGCATCAATAGTATCCCAATCTGTAGGCGAATCACCCACATCTACCAGAAAATGCGTATCGTCTAATATCTCCACAACTGCTGCTTTTCGTCCATCTTTTAGAAGAATTGTGTCATATTCCTTTATGAGCATTTACTTCGCCTCCTTAATGTACGCACTAGTCAACTTTGTTGTGCCATCTTCCGTCCTGAGCCATGCTACAACTACATTTGCTGGTGTTTCTTTTTTACCATAAAGAATCATCTTCTGGACATATCTGTCGCCGTATCCATTATTATCAACATACTGAGCCGGATATTTCACAGCTCCCTGTTTTAACGCTTTTTGAAGTTCCTGCCAATTTCCCATTTCATAGCCCAAGCGATCTGTAAAGGCTCTTCCCTTTGGATACCCTTTTTGACTGTTTTCATCAAAAAGATATTTCGTAAACTTAGGCTCTGGTAAAATAGCCGTTTCTGCATTCGGTAGTTTAAGCTCTGGATGTTCCAGAAGCTCCTTTTGTCTTTGATAATCCATTTCGACGAACTTCCATTTTTCAGGGTCATTATACTTCATCTGCCTGAAATCCGCAAGACTTCCAGCATCTTCTTTCAGCACTTCCTTGTACCGTTCGTACTGGTTCGAATCAATCTTAGCATTCCGCATCATCTCCGGTGTATAGCGTGCGTTCTGCTGTTTCGTGTTGGTCGCTACCTTGCCCAGTCCATCCTGATAGATTCTCTCACGCTGTTCCGGAAGTCCCATCTTCTTGCTGAACTGCTTATACTCGTTCAGCTGTCCCTGGTACTTTGCTTTTTCCAGCATGATGTCGTCCTTGTCGGCTCCTGCTTCCTGCAACAGCCGTATCTTCTGACGCTGGGCACGCATGGCGGTCTCCATCTTCCTCTGCTGCTGGGTCTGTTCGTAGGCATTGAGCTGCCTGCCGTTCCATTCTTTTGTCTGGGCTTCCCTTTTGTTCTGCTCTTCCAGCCAGTCATCCGGATAGAGACGTTCAGAAACGCCGGGAATAAACGGGTGGAACGTATGCCGGCAGTTGGCACCGCACAAGCCTGTGACGGTTCCGTATCCGCAGACCGTCCCTAATTCCTTCCTGCTGAATACCTTGCCCTGCCATGTCTGGTGATCCGGCCTCGCACATGGGTGCCAGGACACTTCAAAATACTCTGTATCGAGTTTTTCGGCGTTGTGCTCACTGACCTGTGCCGTGATCTGGTTCACGCCTGTGAGGACGGCTCTGCGGGCTGCTACGTCTGCCCGGTTGGTATGACCGGATGCATAATCCACAAAGCGGAGTCCGCTGTTCGTCATCTGGGTAACGACTTTCCGGATCGCTGAGTTGTAGTCTGTGCCACCCGTCACAACGTCCTGGATGGCCGTGTCAACGTATTTCTGGTAGTACTCGGCAAATGGTGTGAACACCCGCTTTCCTGCCAGCAGAATCGAAAATCCGTAGCTCTGTGCCATATTGACAAGCTCATTCTTCGTCTGTTTCTTTGTCGCTTCTGTGAGCTGTTGCAGCCACTTGTTATCCTCCGGCGTCAAGAAATCATCATTGACCTGTTCGTAGATCTCCCGGTTGCGGACGTATTCCCATTCCGCTACCTTGTCATACATCTCGAACATTTCTGCCCAGGTTGCTCCCAGTGATTCCTTGATGATCCGCTCCACCTCTTCCCGGGACTTGCCCATCTCGATCAGGCGGTTGATCTGGTAATCTGCCGTTGATGTGATCTCACCAGTCTTCTTGATCCTGCGGATGACATCTTCCATGATACGCCGCTCGGCTTCCCGCCAGATCTTCTCGGCCTGTAATCCCATCCGCTGTACATCCGGTGCGGTTCTCTCTTCTGCCATGGCATCACTCCATCACGTTGTTCTGGACTGGCAGGTTCTTCTTAGCGGTTTCCTCATCCTCGTTGTACCACTTCATACGGTATTCAACTGCAGACATCACACCCATAGAAACGTCCTGGCGGTCCTGCTGCCGTTCGGAGTCTTCGTCCGTCAGGATGGAATCGTTGAACTTGCAGGCAAATTCATAACCGGAATGGTACATGCTGTTATAGAACGCCAGGGCAGCGGCATAATCCTCCAGGCATTCTTTCAGGTTCTCCTGGATCGCTGTCACACGGTTGTATTTCCGTGTTTTCGAGACACGTACCTCAGTCGCCGTCTTGGATACCTCCTGAACGTCTGACAGGTCACCGTAGGCAAGCCCGACTGTGAACTCAATGTTCCGGTAATACTTCTCAAGGCCGGCAATGTAGGAAGTGTCCCGCATCGCCGGGGAATATTCCCGCAACAGTTCCTTATCCTTGCCGTCCTCGATGTTCAGGCCGCGGTACAGGCGTTTGTTCAGCTGTGCCATCCGTGTGCCCCTGCTCCCGCGTTTCAGTGCACGTTCATCCACATGCACGGCACGCTCGCCGGATTCATACTCCCAGTCGAGCCTTGCCGCCTGGATGTCTGCCTTGCGGATCAGGTCGGCAGCAGCGTCAAAGATTGACACCCCACAGAATGAACCGTCAATCCGGTTTTTGAGTGGGTTGCGGTAGTACCCGAAGTCCATGCGGTCCATTCCTGGATAGGTCACCGGACCCTGGTTGATGTCTGCCCATTCGTCAACCGCATCCAGGCTGCATGGTGTACCAAGGTGATTCCGGTCAAGGGAATGGTAGCACTTGTTTTCGATCGTTAGGTTTCCGTTCGTGAAGTAATGACGCTCCATTTTCGTGTAATAGTCATATTCCCCCACCCGCTTAACGGTCAGAAAAGCAACATCGACCGGTTTCCCGGAATCATCGAAGCGGACCGGCACGAACTTATCAGCTGTGACGAACTCGGTCCTGTCTGCCCCCAGCGGCCGCAGGATAAAAGAGCCGAAACCAAGACCGTCCTGCAGGTTCTCATTCAGGTCTAACAGCCCCTTCTGGTAAGCCGCATCCAGCCGGTCATTGTTCAGGATGGAGCTTTCCATCTCAACCAGCACCGCATCCGCAAATTCGCGGCAGATACCGGACTCAATCCGAAGCGACACCACCGGGTCCACGCACCACGGTGCCTTCCCGTCCATCATGCCGCCCCAGCTTTCCAGGGCTTCGACCATGGACTGTGACAGCGTCAGTTCACGCCCCAGGGCTGTTTTCAGTGTCGTATAATCAAACAATCTCCTCACCTCTCTCCATATCCGTTTTGCAAAATCAAACATCCTCCACCTCCTGGATGATTTCCTTCAGGTCGCGTTCTATGGTGTACTCGAACGCATCCAGGCTGTCTATGTCCGTGCTGCCATCGTCCAGCCGCTCATCATCCTGTTTCTCCCTGTTCCAAACCGCATCCGAAAATGCTGTTTCCAGGCTCTCGCAGTCGTCTGTAAGAAAAAACCGCCCGGCTCCCATAAGCCTGACGGTCGCATTGATACGGTCATTTACACGTTTCTTCTTTGCCGGTTTCACGCTGATCCACGGGAAACGCTTCTCGACCGCGTTCCGGATGGAATTACCCAGCACGGTTTCTGCATTGTCCCAGAAGACCGTTTCTACGTTGCAGTATTCGATGGTATCCCAGTGTCTTACAACATCCGCATACTGGTCGATCACATCCTGCACGAAATCACAGAACAGTTGATCCAGACGGTTGCTGTCGATCGGGTCGTCTTTCTCTTTTGCCATGACCCGGCGGGATTTCAGGGCGATCACATCCCGGTAATTGTCCGTGTA